CAGTACATCACCAACGGGGTCGAGATCCTCGAGAAAAACGAAGAGCCCGGTACCATCATCCCGATTATCCCGATGATCGGATTGCAGCGCTTCATTGACGAGGGAGGTTGCAGCCGGCGCGTGCTCTTCAGCCTGGTGCGCCTGGCGCGCGACCCGCAATTGAGCCTGGCCTACCTCAACTCGCAGGAGATGGAGGAGGCCGGACTGACGCCGAAATCCCCCTTCCTCGGCTACAAGGGGCAATTTGATTCCAACCGCACGCAGTGGACCAACGTAACCAAGATCCCGTACGCCTTTTTGGAGGCTGATATCCCGGACAACTGGCCCGTGGGGCAGGTCCCTCCTCTTCCCCAGCGCGTGCCGTTCACGCCGAACTTTGGCGCCTACGAAGTCGCCAAGGACTCCTGCCGGCGGGCCATCCAGGCCGCCATGGGGATCACGCCCATGCCCACCGCGATGCAGCGCAATAACGAGAAATCCGGTATCGCGATGGAGAGGGTCGAGAACATGGAGGCGCTGGGCTCCTACCACTTCATCGACGGCTACGACCGTGCCATCCGCCTCGCCGGCCGGGTCATCGACCAGATGATCCCCTCGGTCTACACGCGCGAGCGCACCAAGCACATCAGGAAGCCCGACGACAGTTACCGCAGGATCGAATTGAACACCGATGCGCCGTACCCGGACCACAAGACGGGCGCCCCTGTGCATTTCCCTGTGGAAGAAGTGGACCACGCAATCTCGATTTCGAGCGGGCCCTCCATCAATTCGCAGCGTGACGCGGTGAGCCAGTTCCTTGACGGCCTGATCGGGCAGTTGCCGCAACTCCCGGTCTCGCCTCCGCAGGCCGCCAAGATACTCTCTCTCGCGATCCAGATGAAGAACCTGGGCCCCAAGGGAGACGAGATGGCCGAGATCATCTCCCCCACCGCGGGCAGCCCCGACCAAAGCCAGCAGCAGTTGGCTCAAGCGCAGGGACAACTCCAGCAGCAGGGCATCATGATCCAGCAGCTACAGGCCGAGTTGCAGAAGCTCACCGTGGAACGCCAGGCCAAGGTGGTCGAGGGCGAATACAAGCTCCTGACCGAGAGGATGCGGACCCAGGCCGATCTCCTGGTGGAGCGTCTGAAGGTGGACGCCCAGGTGGCGACGGCCGAGGTGCAGACCAAGTCCCAGGCGCTCAGTGAGCGTATTGCCGCAATCGAGGAGCTCAACAAACAGTCGCGCCAGCAGATCCACGAAGCGAACACCCAGGAGAGCGAGCAGCAGCACGAGATGAGGATGGCCCAGCAGGAGTACCTGCGGCAGTCCATGGACGCGGCACAACAACAGCAAGAGCAGCAGGCGGCGCCCGAGCAGGCCCAGCCTGAGGGAGGACCGGCATGATACCGTTTCGCGCCTTACTGATGATCCTGGCGATTATCTGTTTGTTTTTAGCGGCACTGGGAGTACCGGTGCCTCGCGGCAACCTCATGGCGGCCGGGCTCACCCTGTGGGCGATCGCGACAGTGCTCGCGTAAAGTTATGAGTGAAGACGTAACAACCACACCGGCCGCGGACCCGTCACCCGCGCCAGCAACAACCGAATCGCAGTCATCCGCGGAACCCGTAACGGTTCCCAAGGACCCCGAGGCATACGCCGAATGGCGCATGTCCGGGAAGCTGCCCGCAGATAAGAAAACGTCGTCAGAGGGGGACGAATCGGCACCGTCCAACAAATCCGCTGGTGAGAAGCCAGGAAAAGCCGCCCCGGCCTCGGACGCCGGTAACCAACGAAGGCAGGGAAGAACCGATGCGGAAAGCCGCAAAGAGGAACTGAACCGCGAGATAAGGGAACTGTTGGCAAAGCGAGACAGCCTGCGCCAGGAAGCCGCCCCGGCAAAAACAGAGGACGTAAAAAAACCGGAACCGTCCACCGGGCCGGAGGGAAGGCCAATCAAACCCAAGCAGGAAGACTTCGACGACTGGGGCAAGTACGAGGCAGCGCAGGACAAGTACCTCGAGGACCTGGCGGACTGGAAAGCCGCCAGCAAAATCGAGGAGCACGCCCAGCGTCAACGCCAGGAAAGCCTGACGCAGGAGATGCAGAAGCGTCTGGACTCTGCCAAGGAGCGTTACGGGGAGGAATCGGAGGCGACAATCACCACAACCGCGAAGAGCATCTTTGCGGATGAAACCGTCCCGCCGGCCATCAAAGCCGCGCTAGGACGGTCCGAGGTGATTGTCGACGCCCTCTACGTGATTGGCTCCGATGCCAGTGAATTTGCCGACTTCCTGAAGCTCGCGAAATCAGATCCGATTGAGGCCCTACGCAAGTGGTTCACCGTGGAAGCTCTGGTCAAAGAGGAGCTGAAGTCCGGACCTAAGTCCGCTACCGAGCGGGCTCCGGACGGGAAGTTCGTTTCTACCGAGGCCAAAACGGAGAAGCCTGCCCGTAAAGAAGCACCACCACCGGCCCGGGAGCTGAACGGAAATTCGGCGCCGCCGGGAGACGAACGGGAGCGGGCTGCCAAGACCGGTGACTTTCGGTCCTTCAAACAGGACGCCGACCGCCGGGACATGCAGCGCTTCAAAGGGAATTAAGTGCCGGCCAACAACTTTACAAACACAAGCTGGGTCTCGATGGAGATCCTCAGACTCCTGGTCAACAAGCTTGTGGTCTCCGAGTATTTCAACCGGTCCTGGGAGAAAGACTTCAACAAGGAGTTCGCCCCAGGTTCGACAATCCAAATCAAGTTCCCGCAACGCTTCCAGACCGTAGACGGCATGGGATACGCGCCTCAGGGAATCAACCGCATCACCACCACCGTGGCACTCGACACCTGGATCCAGGTCCCGTTCGAGTGGGACGACTACGAACGCGCCGTGAAGCTCGAGCGCTCCGAGGCAGAGCTCCGGGAGAACTACTGGGAGCCGGCCGGCGCCGCCATCGCGCAATCGATCGACTCCAAGTGTGCCAACTGGGCGCGCCTCAACGCGAGCAATTTCATCGGGCAACTCGGAACCGACCCGACCACCGTGCAGGCCTATTACACGGCACGCGCGCTGCTCGAGAAGGAAGCCTGCCCCCCCGGAAAACGCTGCATGCTGATCTCGACCAACATGATGGTCTCTATCGGCAGCAACATCACCAACGTCTTCCACCCGTCCGATGAGATCACCCGCATGTTCAAGCAGGGATCGATTGGGAGACTGGCCGGCTTTGAGTTCTTCGAATCGAACTCCCTCTGGACGCAGACCGCGGGGACCTGGGCGGGAGTGGTCAAGGTCATCGGATCCGGACAGTCCGGCGCCGCTCTCGTGATCCAGGGGACCGCGGGAGACACCATCAACCCGGGCGATAAATTCAACATCGCCGCCGTCAACATGATCAACCCGATGACGTACCGTTCGGCGGGACCTCTGACACTCCGGACGTTCACCTACCCCGGACCCGCGGTAATGACCCTGACCGGTGGCAGCGACACGGTACCGGTCCTGCCCCCGCTCTACGGTCCTGGATCGCAATACCAGAACGTGGACGCCCTTCCCCTGACCAACGCTGCGCTAACGTTATTCCCGGGCACCACCACCCCGAACGGCAAGAGCGGGACCGTGGGCCTGGGACTGTCGCGGGACGCCTTTGCTTTGGTCGGTGGCAAGCTCTACCTGCCCAAAGCTGTGGAGAGCTCCGCGCAGCAGCAGGACCCCGATTCCGGGATCGCGATTCGCAAAGTCATTGCGTGGGATCCGGTTCGATCGATGCAAGTCAACCGCTACGACTCGTTGATCGGGATGGGGAATCTGTACCAGCAGAACGGCGCGGTTGCGGTGCTCGGAGCATAAGGAGGAATACACATGCCTAGACTCTCATCTCATTTCTCTGTGCAAGACCCCCGATTCGGGTCCGTGACGATGCCGATGATTCTTCCACTCAACCTCACCGCGGCCGCCGTACTCACGCCGCAACAGTTGTTGCAGGGGTTCATCATCTACAACGCTGCCGGCGCCGCCAACATTACCCTGCCATCAGCGGCCGCTCTGGTCGATGCGATCCAGGGAGCGATGGTGGGCACCTCCTTCGAAATCGAAGTTCGAAGCGCCGGCGCCGGAGCGGCTACCGTCGTCGCCGGTGCCGGAGGAACCATCTCTGGCACGGGCGCCGTAGCCACGCTGAACAGTAAGACGTTCTTAATGAATCTCACGAACGTCACCATCGGCCAGGAAGCCTACACCGTATACACGAAAGGCGGCGCGGCCTTCTAAAAACTTCTCCTTCATCGAGGAGGACCCGGCATAACCCCGTCCGGGTCCTCCCTTTTTTTCTATGCCGCTCAACGAATCGGCGGGAGCCGTCAGCACCCTGACGGCCCAACAGCAACGCGAGGCCATGCAGGCCATTTATGGAGACCCTATGACCCCTGAAACACTCACCTACGAAGACCGCGTCCGCATGCGGCGCCTGCTCGATGAGATGGACCACAAGGACACGGTCGGTTCCACCAAGGAGTTCGACCTCAACAAGCCCCCGGTCCCGCCCTACGTGTACCGGGAGTTTCCGTTCCTGATGTACCACCATGCGTCACACCAGACCAAACCGGCCAGGAGCGGCGAGGAACGCGAGCGCATGATGGCCGCCGGATGGAGCGAGGACCCGTTTCCCGCGGAGCCACCTGCTGAGGTCCTGCTGACCGCGGAGGAGCAAGCCGAATCAGAGGAAATCGACAAGAAACTGAAGAAAAGGAGAGCATAACAATGACGACGCACGCCAACCAGCACGCAACGACGCCCCCGCCCCCCGTGTTTACCGCCGAACACCCGGAGTTCCCTTTCCTGATGTACAACCACGAGACCAGACAGGCCAAGCCGGCGAAGGACAAAGACGACAAGGACAAGCTCGGCAAGGAAGGGTTCGTCGACGACCCGTACCCGCCGGAAGATCCGGAGGCACTCACGCCTCCCGAAGTCGCGGAACTCCAGAAGCTGCTTTCTAAAGCCGCGAAGGCTCTCGCGAAGCTTGGGAAGGAAAGCGAGAGCAAGCCAGCGAATAAACACGCATGATCTCAAATATCAGCGATCTACTCCTTGACAGTTTGATCTTTGTCGGAGCCTACGCGCAGGGGCAGACGGCGAACCCAGACGACCTCTCTCTGGCCTTCCGCATCATGAACCGAAAGATCGACTCCCTGTCCGCGGAGAAGCTCTCGATGGTGGGTCTGCATTACGGTCAGTACAATCTCAACGGCGGGAGTTCCTACACGTACGGCCCGGGCATGCTGTGGAACGCCACCTCGCGCCCGATCAAGATCAAGTCCGCGTCCACAGTCGCGCCGAACGGAGTGGAGCGCCCGTGCAGAATCACAACCGCCGACCAGTGGGCCGCGGTGGCCGACAAGTCCCGCACGGGCGTCTACGCCGAGGACATGTTCTACGACAACGGGTACCCGATCGGCAATATCTACCTGAGCCCGATGCCGGCCAACGGTCATGCGGTGCTCTGGACCTTCGAACAGATCGCGCAACTGGCCTCACAGACCGGGACCGTGGACCTGGCACCGGGATACACGGAGACCCTCGTCATGATTGCCGCGGTGGAGTTGTGCATCGCGTTCCAGCGTCCACTCACGGAAGAGTTGAATAACGCCGCATTGCAGGCAAAGAACGTGATTCAGCAATTGAATGCCGAGCTGTACAACGCGCCCGCGCCACCACCGGAAGGACCGGGACCAACGGCGCCCCCGGCTCTGAGAACGACGTGACAAGAGGGCATCCTAAATGAGTTTCGGAATCAATGCATTCAGTTCGAAAAGCCAGCTCGCCGTAGCCAGCGGGCGTTCACTCGCCAGGCCCGCGGCTGTCTTTCCCGGCGGAATTGCGGGTGATATAAATCTGGCCGTCGCGGCCAATCGGCTGCAAACTGCATTGGCCGTTACCTTGAGCGATAACGCTCTATCGATGACTGTGACCGATACGTCCCAGATAGTCACCGGAACGCTGCTTTCGATCGACAATGAAATCGTCCAGGCAACTGCGGCGCCGGCCGGTGCCAATATTCCGATTTCCCGCGGTTTCGATGGCACGGCGCCGGCCATCCACCTGTCCGGCGCCGCCGTGGTCGGTCTGGTCGATGCTTGGCACCATAACGCGACGGCGACGGAAATCCAGGCGATCGAGGCGGCTCTTGGTACGAATCTTTCGAAGATCCCCACCTCTCCGCTGTGGAAGGCCGAGACCTATAATTTCCCCGCAATCCCAGGGGCGGCCAATCTGAACGTGGGCAGCAATGTCATTACCTTATCGCCCATGCCCGCGGGACTGGCAATAGGGAATTCGATTTACATCACCGGAGGCACCGGTACCGCTGAAGCGGTGCCGATCACCGGGATCACCGGCAATCAGGTCATCATCACCTGCGTCAACACGCACACGGGGGCCTGGACGGTACAGAGCGCCAGCGCCGGAATCCAGGAAGCGGTGGTTGTGGCCTCGGCCGCCGGCGGGGGGCACGTCACGGTTCGTGGCGGAACGTTTACGATGCACGCCACAATCAACATGCGTTCCGGCATAAACATATGCGGCGAAGGAATATTTATCAGTTTGCTCACGCGCACCGAGGACTACGGATCTACCTTTGCGTGCGGGACCGCAACAACGGGAATCGCGAGCATCGGATTCTCGAACTTATACCTGCAGCATCAGGTCAACTATCAGGCAGGGCCGCCGCCGACTATGGTTAACCGCCCGACCAGGGGTTCTCACATCGAGCTGAACGGCGTGAATACCTGCGTGATCGAGCGGACCCGCATGGATAACATGCCGCTCTGCGTCAAGATCACGGGCGGAGCCGACATCACGATAGACACGTGCCAGTTTCAGGGCCTCTGGGATTACGCCAACGCGAATGTACAGGTAACGCGGGCGGCGATCCAGACCAATTACGGGGGTTCGTCGCTCGGCGTTGCGACTTACGTCAACATCTTCAATTGCCGCTTTTACGGCTACTCCTCGGCGTCGCGCTCCGTGACCATTAACGGGATCAACTTTACGATGGCCGAGAACGTGGGTCCGTGGTGCTTCATCGAGGTGCGCTCGGTAGAGGTCATGCAGATCGCGAATTGCTCTATGGGCGGCGCGAATACCTATAACACCTACATCAATCGCAACGGGACCGACCCCCTGCTGCAACTATCCATTCTGGACAATTACATGGACGGATCGAGAGTAGCCCAGATTGCCTTCGAGAATCCCGGCGGCACAAACCTGGGATCATACAACACCCTGATCATGAACAATAACATGGTGGGTAACAACGTCACAATTAATGGGATCTACATCATTAACGGCGGCGCAGGGTCGGACGCCACGGCGTACGGCGTAATGATTACCAACAATTCGATTACGGGCAATATCGGGGCGGGGATTCTTCTCGATGACGGCAAAGGCATTCAGATCACCGGGAATCAGATCCGCTCGTATAACGGGCGGAACGCCTATCCGACCGACAGCGGTTCGGATCAGCGCGGCAACTCGGGTATCTACTTCGGCGGCAAGGTCAGTAAGGTATTTGTCGGGGCCAATCAAATTGGCGGCGGCAATGCATTCGAGACCTACGATGGGACCTCGATCTTCACGCGCCGCGCGATCACCGACGGAGCCGCCATAATGTCGTCGGGTGCATATTCGTACACGTTGCCCGGCTCTAACGCGGGTGTGCAGATCCCGGCCACAGGCGACCTGCCGATGACCACGGCTTTAAGCTTGCACGCCTGGCCCGATGAGAACCTGATACTGGCCCACCAGCAGGCGGTGACGGGCTCGGTTGCCATCCGCGCCCTCAACGATGCGCAGACCGCAAACATCCCGCTCGAGATCCGCGCCAGCAAAACATACTTCAATCTAGGTACGATATCGACCTTGATGCAGACGTTTGCGACGAATGCGGCGGCGATTTCCGGCGGACTCACGGCGGGCGACTTTTACACCGACGGCGCCGGCAACGTAAAGGTGGTGTTCTGACCTCCGCCCGCGAAGGGACATTAGACTATGCCGCAATTTAACCAGGGGCAGTTCAACTCCGCTTTTTTCGGCGGCTCGCCTTCATCTGTGTGCAGCATCAAGTGCGGAGACGTGCTCTATATCGCCTTCCGCGAGGCACGAATCCTAAAGCGCCCGCAAGCCTTAAATTCGCCTAGCGAATTGACGGACGGCCTGATCTTCCTCAACCAGCAGATCAATTACTGGGCAGCCAGGGGATGCTATGCGTGGACTACTACCTTTCAGGTATACACGCTGACCCCGGGACATCAGCCCCACCTGATCGGGCCGGGGTTGGACACCCCCGATTTCAATGTCGCGTTGCGCCCCACGGGAATCCAATCGGCCAGCGTTATCCTGCCCGGCAATACCACCACGGATGTGCCGATCACGATCCGGGACAACGCATGGTGGGCCGCCAACAGCGTCAAAAACCTGCAGAGCACTTTCCCCACCGACCTGTATTACGAGGCCGATTATCCGAACGGCGAACTGTGGTTCTGGCCGGTTGCCACTGCGGGCTACCAGGTCCGGCTCGAGGGCAACATCGTGTTGCAGCAATTCAATACGCTCGCCGATTGCTTCATCGCGCCGCAGGCGTATCTGGCAGCGATCACGCTTACGCTCGCCGAGGAACTGGTGGATATCTGGGGCACGGAGATGCCGCCGAATCTCGCGCGGCGCGCAGTCAAGGCCCGCGATGCGCTCCAATCCAACAACAATCTGCCTCCCCGCATCGCGAGCGCGGACTACGGGACCTTCTCAAGATCGTCATGTGGAGACTTCAACTGGCAGACGGGGACGATCCCCAACCGATGACGGAACCCGGCATGAACGAACAGAAGGAGCCCGTTGTTATCACGCCCGTTGTTATCACTCTGACCTGTTTGGAGCCGATTTTTCGAGCCCTGACGAATGCGATTGTGGCGCTTGACGCATTCAATAACCGTCAAAACTATGGCCCGGCGATCCAGGAACTCATCGTCGCTTTGTCCGACCTGAACGATAGCCTACTCCTGGACCAACCGTTTTCCACTGAGATCTTAAGTACGGCCTGCTCTGATTTGTGCGACCAGTTTGCACAGAGAAGATTGGACGTTGCGGAAATAGTGGCTGGTGATTTATGTCTGTGGCCGAAGACATCAACCTCCGAGGCACGCCGCGCATTCTATCTGCGCGAGTACGAAGACATGTACGACCCTGATTGGCAACCGGCCGCAGTGGACCGATGACACGCAACGAGGAACTGAAGGTCGTTCTGGACCGCGTCGAGGACACGATCCGCGGGCTCACCCAGGTGGTGGAGCAACTCGGATTGCTCAACGTCACCTTGCGCCGTCTGTTCGCGCAGGAGATGGTCACCAAGCCAGACTTCGATTACAAAACTGGCATGCCGCCGAAGGTTTAAACAATGGGCCGGTTCGACGCCTTCACAGGACCATGGAATTCTTCCATCAGCCCCAACATCACCAGCGAATTAACCATGAACTGGATACCGGAGAAGAACGCGGTTCCGGTAAATGGCATGGGCACGGACGTGACGGACAAGAACATCCGTTGCAGCCTGGTCCGTACGCCAGGCATCGCAACCTTCGCGGTGCTGCCTACCGCCCCGGTGCGCGCATTGTGGCCCGGCGAGAATCGCCTGCTTGCGGTGGGAGGGGACCACCTCTACGAGATCTACCCGGACAGCCACACGGTGGACCGCTCGACCCCGGGATTCAGCGGCTCCAATAGTGCGGCCGGTCCTGCAGGGGGGACGATCGGCAACGACGGACTGCCGGCGCAGATCTTCGCCAACGGCAACCAGATCCTGGTAATCAGCGCCGGGTTGGCCTACTGCGACAACGGCAATGGGCCGGTGGTGTGCTCGCAGAGCCTCACGTTGAATGATCTGGTGGTGGATCCGGCGCCGCCTGGCGGAACGACTTTTACCGACCTGCAGCTCGGGGGCAATAGTACCATCGTATTGTCGCCCACCTACACCTTCGTCGATGGTGATGTGGGAAAGATCCTGACGATCAGTTCGGGCACGGGATTTACAGCCGGGAACTACACGGTCGTCGCGCTGCTTTATGGCAACGCGGGGCAGCCCACCGGAGATGCGCTATTGGATCGTGGCGCGGGGACGGCCAGTTCGACCGGGGGACACGGCACGCTGCAGACCGCCGGCTCGGGCACTGCCGGATATGTGCTCACCACGGCAACGGGAGGCTCCTTCGATGCCTCGGATGTCGGCAGGACGGTGCAGATTACCGGAGGAGTGGGCTTCAACCTTGTGACCCAACCAATCACGGCGATCACCTCAAACGGGGGAGCGGTCGGAGCGAGCCTGTGGGGCACTCCGGGATCGAGTTTGGGCACGGGTATTGAGCAACTGGGAAAGTACACCTTCACCGACCTGCAGCTGGGAGGGATAGGCATCATCCTCTACACCGCTTCCCACACATTCGTTCAGCAGGATGTGGGGCAGACGGTCACCATCACCGGAGGCACCGGATTTACACCCGGAAACTACACGATCACCCAATTGCAGGTTGGAAATGGTGGACAAGTCACGGGAAATGCCCTCCTCAATACGGCCGCGGGAACCCCTAACTCTACCGGGGGACACGGCACCATGGGATCCAATCAGATCACGGCCTCCTACGGCGCCTTCCTGGATGGCTACTTCTTTGTCAGCCCGTCCCCTCCCACCAAGACCGTGTTCTTTTCCGCCATCAACAACGGGACCAGCTGGGATCCCCTGGATTTATTTATCAAGGCGAACTACCCGGACAACGTCGCGGCCCTGTTCGCGGACCACGAGGAACTCTATGTGATGGGGGACCTCGAGAGCACCCAGGTGATGCGCGACACGGGCGCCGCGGACAACCCGTTCTCACCGGACCCGGGCGCGGTGATGCATTACGGGTGCCAGGCTCCGTTCAGTGTGGTGCGCCTCGGCAACGGTGTGGCCTGGATCGGCCAGGACACGCGCCGCGGCTCGCGGAAGGCCTTTCACGCGGTGGGCTACAACCCGATCGTGGTATCGACTCCCGCGGTAGAGGCCGAGTGGGCCAAGTACTCGACCGTGGCCGATGCGGTGGCCTTCACGATGATCTCCCCCGGGCACGAGTTCTGGATCATCACCTTCCCCACGGCCAACGCCACCTGGTGCTACGACTCGACCACGGGATGGTGGCACCAGCGGGGATTTTGGAACACTTCAGCAGGCAACTGGGACCGGATCCGCTATTGGGTCCACGCGGTGGCGGAGTTGAACGCCACGGAATACCATTTCGGCGGGGACTGGCAAAACGGCAAGGTCTACGTCATCGGGACCAATTACTTGACGGATGACGGCAATGCGATGTGGCGGCGGCGGCGTGCGCCCCACCTCACGCTCGAGAACATGCGCCGCTTTTACGCAAGGTTTGAAATCGACTGTGATATCACGGGCGGCAAGCGGATGTACTGGATGCGCCTCGGGACGGGCCGGGACCGCATCTGGCAACTGGACACCGAGCAGGAGACGGAGACCGCGGGCGTGAATTTCTTCCTCGCCTACAGCGACGACCGCACCAAAACCTGGACGTACATGTTCAACCAGTTCACGGACCCCGGCATAGACGTCACGATCTCTAACGCCTACATCAAGGACACCGACGCGACCTGGCACTGATCATGAGCACCAAGCCGACGAACCTCAAGCAGACGCCGATACCGGTAGTCCCCAGGACGATGAAGATTGTCAACCCGGACGGCACGGTCACCAGGAGCGGCCAGCTGCTGCTCCAGCAACTTCAGCCCCAAAGCGCAATCCAGGGCACGCATGCGAACCGGCCCGACCCTACCAGTGCCAGTGTGCCGGATGGAGCGCTGTACGGGGAAACCGACCGTGGCGTCCTCTACTTCAACGTTGGGGGCGAGTGGCATTATGCGGCCGGCACCATGTGGGGAACGATCAGCCCGGACCAGCGGCCCACGGACCTGGGCGCGAACGACGCCGGATTCGAATTCCGTTCGATCGACACCAACCCGCTTTTAGGCGGCCATGACTGGATCTGGACCGGAAGCGCATGGATCGAAATTACGCCGGTCCGGTACGGCGGCCACGGCACGCGCCTCTCGCAGCCGCTCGCCGACATCTGGAACGGGATGATCTGGGTGGAAACCGATCGCAGCGAGGTCATCTACCAGAATCAGAGCGGCGCCTGGCATTACTGCGCAGGCACCATGTATGGGACGATCAGCCCGGACACGAGGCCCACGGATCTGGCAACCAACGACTCCGGCTTCCAGTTTCGGACCACAGATTCCCCGCCGAGGCAGTTCCTGTGGAGCGGCACGGCGTGGGTGGAAGTGACCGCCATCGTCCGGTACGGCACCCATGCAGGCAGGCCCGCAGTAACGGCCGTCGCGGATGGCTTCATGTACGTCGAATGGGACCGCGGCGGGGTGATCTATCAGGCCGAGGCCGGGGTATGGCAATACCTGGCCGGCACCATGTGGGGAACCCTCAGCCCGGACCAGCGGCCCACGGACCTGGGGGCGCACGATGCCGGTTTCGACTTCCGGGGGACCGACCAGCAGCGGCAGTTCATCTGGTCCGGTGGTATGTGGGTAGACGTCACCCCGAAGCCGGTGACTGTTCAAGCCAGCCCTTCCAGAGTTTTCGGCACGGTCTACCAGAATACGAATGTCACGCCGCTTTTTGTCAGTGTGACCAGCTCCACAAGTAACGGAGCGCAGGTACTCTGTTATACCGATGCGGGCAACCCGCCAGGTACGGGGGTGGGCGGGTTTTTTAATAACGGGACAGCCAATTTATGGCAAAGCGCTTTTTTTATAGTGCTGCCTAACAACTATTATCAAGCGAAAGTAACAGCCGGCGCCGCATCTGTGCTGCTCTGGACCGAGTGGCATTAGGTTGAAGCGGTCATCAACAAGCTGATGTGAACATGCGTGGAGTTCGCGCGCCTCACAAACTTCGCACTGGTCCGGGAAGTACTGACGCATCCCGCCATTTACCCGCTGATCGGGGACGACTACTCCCCACCCGTGGAAGAGTTTCGCGTGAACGAGCACCCGGAAATCCTTTATTTGGCGGCTTGGGCACGGGTCCAAGGCTTTGTTTCTGTAGCGGAGGGCGGCGGGATGATCGGGATGTTCACCCTGCTCCCCCAGAACCGGGTGTGCTGGGAAGTGCATGTGGTGATGCTCCCTTGGGCGAGCAAGCAGGAGAAGTGGGAGGCTGCCCGGTGCCTGCCGGCCTGGCTCGCGAGGCACACCCCGTGCAGGCGACTGACGGCCGCGGTACCGTCCTTTCACTGGCCGGCATTGATCTACGGCACTCACGGGATTGGGATGAAGTACGTGGGAAGGCAGGAAAAGGCCTTCATGAAGGGCGGACAGCTCCGGGATTTGATCATCCTCGGGTTATCCATCGGGGGTTAGGGGCGAGTGGGCAGGCGTAACGCCCCTGCCCGGTCAGGCGCGACCCTGAGCGCTTCCGCTTACGCGGATGTACGCACGGCGGAAGATTAATGCAACTTCGGCGGCTCCATGAGCAACCGTTTTTCGATTTCAAGCAAGCGGGCTTCGAGATTCGCGATGCGTTGTGTTGCAGTCGTATCGAGGTTGCGGTGATCCGCTTCCACTTTCGTAAGGCGAATCGATTGGCTCTCCGCCCACATGCCGAAACCGCGGAGGATTTCCGTTTGCATATCCCGCATTCGTTCAGTCAGGCGGTCTTCGCCGACCTGAATTCCCGTTTTCAACGCATCAAGTTTCGCGTTGAGTTGCGCAAACTGTTCTTCAATATTCAAGGGGTTCATCCTCGCCGGATAGCGTCCGGCTGTTCTCATTATAGGGGGTAAACAAGGTGCCTTCGCTGGTCACAAGCGTTATCGGCGGCGTACAAGGAGCCAGTGCCAGTCACAATGCGGCCGACGAGCTGACCAAGGGCTATAACCAGGCCGGCCAGACCGTCACCCAGGCAGCCGCGGGAGTCAACCCGGAGATCCTGAAGACGGCAGCCGATGCCGGCGCGGGAGTCACGGGCGCCGCACAGACGGCCGGGGCGGGAGTCACGGGCGCCGCACAGACGGCCGGCACGGGCGTCACCACCGCTGCCGGCCAGGCCGGGACCGGCGCCACCACTGCCGCGGGCGACCTGAGCACCATGCTCAACCCGTACATGTCGGCAGGCGCCACCGCGGCCGGTCAACTCACGGATGCGTCGAAGCCTTTTACCGCGTCCATGATGGCGCAGTACTCCCCCGCCTACCAGTTCCAGTTGCAGCAGGGACAGCAGGCAGCGGCACGCGCCGCGGCGGCCGGTGGCATGACCGGGGCCGGCGGCACCATGAAGGCTCTGAACCGCTACGCGCAGGACTACGCCGGCACGGCATTCGGGAATGCGGCCAATATCTATAACCAAAATTTCAACCGGTTGGCAACCGTCGCGGGCATGGGACAGACAGCGGCGACAACGGCCGGACAGGCAGGCATCCAGACCGCGGAGTACGCCGGCAATGCGGGCATGCAGGGCGCCGAGTACGCAGGCAATGCCGGGATGGGGGCCGCGCAATATGCAGGCAATGCCGGGATGGGGGCCGCGCAATACACCGGCAATGCCAACATCGGCGCCCGCAACCTGGCGTCATCGAACACCCTCTCCGCGGCCAACTACCTAGCGAACACGCAGATTGGCGCCGCGCAGGCGCAGGCACAGGGAGACCTGGGCGCGGCGGGCCAGTGGAACAACATGTTGAGCGGTGTGGGTCAGGCTGGCAACACGCTGGCGTTGGGAGGCCTCGGGGCTACCCCCGGGGGCGGCACCACCTGGAACCTTGGCAATCTCGCAAAGACTTTCGGGGCCTCCTCGGGACCCACTTGGGTTTAAGCTATGCCTATCGAATTTGCACCACCACCAGTTGGGAACCTCCAGGGATTCCAGATTCCGGGCCCCCAGTACACCGACCCTCTGGCGACTCTCGCGCAGATGCAGCAGATGAAGACGCAGCGGATCCAGCAGCAGTCTGCCGACCTGCAACTTCAGCAGGCCCAGATGAAGATGGCATCCCAGAGGGCCATGCTTAAGGCATTCGTCGATGCGGGAAAAGACCAGGAGCCCGCGCCGCAAGCACAGGCACCTCCGCAAGCGCAGGCCGCACCCGCTCCCGGCGTGATACCTCCCACTTTCGGAACGCTTCCGCCTCCTGCCAGTGGGTTGCCCTCCACTTTCGGGACGCTTCCGACTCCCGACCAGGGAATCGCTCCGCCCCTGACTACCGCGCCATCGGGCGCGGTCACGCCGTCTGCCGCGCCACCGTCCGCGGCCACTCCATCCGCACCGTCAGCTTTCGGGCTGTCCTCGTTATCGAGTCCGTATCTCGACCGGGTCTTCCGCAATGCCGTGAAGAACGGAGCATTGCCGGAAGACCTCACTACCCTGCAAACCCACATACTGAACCTCGAGAAACAGACTCTCGCCCTGGACGAAACAAAGCGGACGATGCTCAACCAGGATATCGACACGTACCGGGGCAGGGTCGAAAACGTCATCCAGACGGCCAACGACCCGAAGGCGAGCCCGCGGCAGATCCAGGCCGCCCTCGATTCGGCCAATCGGTATGCCACCGGAAAGAACCTGTTTCAAAGGGGGGATTTTACACCGCTTACTTATGTCCCCGATGTGGATCATCTGAGAGCATATAGCAACAGCCTCACAGGGTATTCGCAACTCCTCGGCGAAGCATCAAAACGGACAGAGCAAGCCAAGACAATCGCAGAGACCGGGAAAGCTACTGCAGAGACCGGCGAAGCCGGAGCCAAAACCCAACAAACCCAACTGGAAACGCAGCTCGCCCAGCATAAGCTCGATCTGTACAATACCCTCAACCAGAACCCTCAGGCGCTCGATAAGCGGGTGGACACCTCGATCAATCCGCAGAAATATCCCGATTTCAATGCCCGCGCCAAAAACGAGGCAAGGCAGCAACCCGACTTGGAAGGCATCAACAAAGTAATCGAAAACTACAGCAAGCTGGCGAGCGAACAGGAAAAGACGATCGCTACCGAAACTGATCCCAACGTGCAAAAGGCTCGTGTGGCAACCGCGGTAGCTACAGGAACAGCCATGGCGCCTATTGAAACCGCCAGAGCCGTAAACACGGCGATTGCGACGGAGAAGGCAAAAGCCGCACTGTCCCCGGGTGTCTGGAACCAGATCCCCGACCCTGGGATGCGCGGCCGCGCGATGGGGGAGGTGGACAGATACAACAAGGACTACATCACCCACATGAGCGATGCCCAGAAGTTGCTGGATACGATCAATGCGGCGCAGGGCGGCAACCAAGCGGCGTCCGGCGTGGTTAATATCGAAGAGCTCCGCTCGATTGTGAGTCGCGTCAACCGGCAGGAACTCGAGGCCCTATCCGGTGGCGGAAGTCTGGCGCGGCGCGTGGAGAACATGCTCTCCCAGGCGAAATCGGGAACCATGTCGGCAGCCCAGTTAAAAGACCTCCGCGCTCTGGGAGAAATGCAAAAACAAGGGGCCCAGCGGGCGTACCAGGCGGCCCGCCAGGGGATCAAGGCGAACTATGGCGTTATGCCGCCTGAGGTGGACCTCACAGGAATCCTTACACCG